TTACCCCTTAAACCACAACCCAACGGCTACCGGATGGCACCGTTACAGAAACACCACCCGCGATTGTCACAGGTCCGGAGCTGATGGCGTTGTTGCCAGCGGTAATTGCGTAGGTCTCAGTGACGGTAGCCGCATGCTCCCACAGGCCCGCGCTGGTAGAGTTGCCACCGCCGACGGCGCCCCATTCGGTACCGTTGTGGCCTTCAAAAGAATCTGTATCAGTGTTGAACCGAAACAAACCAGCTTCGGGCGTGCCGTCGCGCTGGGCCTCAGTGCCAGTTGGGATTTTTGCAGACCCGGTAGCAGAGGTCTGCTCGACTTTGTCGTCGTTGAGGTTTGTAAAATTGGCGTCGACCTCCGCGTTGGTCAGCGGAGACCCTTTGCCAGCGCGGGTGACGATCGTAGCCATGCAGGCCCCCTATCAAGAAACAGTGATAGCCCAGGTGACGCTCATAGCGTCGTCAGCACCTTTGTTGACCACAGCAAACACCGTGCGGCACAGCAGTGTTCCAGAGCTACTTGCGTTGAGCACGCCGGCTTCAACAACAGCACCAGTGGCCGTGCCGGCTGGGAAGGACGCGGTGTAAGTCACAACAGCGGCAGATGCAGCGGCAGATGCCAGTGCAACGCGGCCGAGTTCGGTACCAAGAGCGGTATCGCCAATCGCAGCAGCAGTGTTGTTAGAACCCAGCGCCATGTGGCTCATAGCAGTGGGGGTGCCCACCATACGAGCGGCGATGAACTCTTTGCCGGCCGTGACCACAAGGTTCTTGATTTCGCGTTGGTCTTTGACTTGGCCGTCTTTGCCTGTGACGACAATACTGACTTGGCCGGTGACTTTGATTTGTTCAGCAAACATGGAAGGCTCCTATGAAAAAGTTCGAGATTCGCCGACATAGTCCTCGGCAAAGTACGTGATGTCGCAGTAGTTTTGAGCTATGAGCGACCCGGCATCCGCAGCCCCTATCATATCGCTAAAGGCCTTGGTGTGCGAGAGGGACAGCGCGTCTGCCAATGTGACAGAATCTGGGTCCGCAAGCTTGGCAACCGCAAAAGCTGCCGCGTCCACCGCAGCGGTCGTATCCGTGAGCAACTTGCTGGAGGCAAAACTCAGAGCATCGAGAATAACCAGCGCGTCAGTCAGTGCCTTGGACGTCGACAGAGTAGCCGCATCAGCGAAGCTTTGCGTGTCAGTCAGCCCTTTGAAAACTGTTTTGGCCTGCGCATCCCCAGCAAACACTACGTTCATGACACCCTTGGTAAAGGCGAACACCGCCCCGTCACCCAGGTCAAAGCTGTCGTTCATCGCCACGCCGCTACTCAAGCTCTTCGTAAACACACGACTCACGACGTCGGCCAAAGCGAAGTTGTCGATTAAACTTTTGGAAAATTCAACCGCATGAGCGTCCGGTACGCTGATCGTGTCTGTAAAGTCGCGCAAAAAAACGAGCGTGGCCAAAAACACTTCGGTCAACGATACGTTATCGGCCAAGCCTTTGGTGGTTAAGTGCGTCAGCGCGTCGGTGAGGTTAACACCCGGCGAACTAAGGGTTTTCCCTACAAGAAGTTCTACGGCGTCCGTCACGACGAGCAGCTCTGGCACGTACCGGAAGCGTCCTGTAGTGTCGAGGAACGCCGAAGGCACCATCAAGATGTAGCTGACGTCGGCTGCAGCGACGGTCCGCTGAACAGCAACGACTGGGTCTACAACACCAACGCTGGCCCGAAGTCGAACGGTCGACGTAGAGCTGGTTGTGGTGTTGCCCAGGATGACGGCAGGCATCAGAAGTCCTCACGCACCTTGAACTTCAACAGGTCGTACACCGTTTGGATTTGAGAGTCGGCGAAGGTGATTTCGATCTCACCCTCATAGTCGCCGGCAGCACCCTGAAGCATTTCAGGGGCGGACGCGGGGTAAAAAGCAACTTGGCCGGCCGGGCCGTTTGTGACCGACCCAGTGACCGTAGCCGTCAAAGTTGTAGCGCCGGCAGCGCGGAACTTCAATACAACTGTGGCCCCAGAAATGTCTACCGGTGCGCCGGTTATGTCATCTGTGATTGTGCAGACAAGCGCTGGGCGGGTATCCCCCTGGACGAGTTTGATTTTTTCAGACATCTGGGTTCCTTACACGAACGGGCGCTGGCGCACCATGAGTTGCACACCGCGAGAGTCTCGGATGCGTGTCTTAGTAATAGCCTGCTCATACAAAATTTTGTGCATGCTGGCAAGATTCATGTCAGACCATTCTTTGCCGGGCATGATGGCCAGCTGGGCTACGGTACCGTTGACCAGAACATCAGCCCACGTGGCGTAAATCCAGTCTTCAACGCTGGCGGCATCACGTGCTGGCTTGAGCACCGCGGACACCTTCATGACGGCGCGTTTGTCTGGGGTAGGGAAAACCCTAATCGTGCGGTCTGAGTGAATCCAATACATCCGGGGAGGGCCGATCTCGTCGCGGCGCTCAAACGGAATCAGTCGGAACTCAGTGCGATCGAGCTGCTGCTTGTCGAGCACCACGGCCAGCACGTCCTCAACTTCAGCCTCGGCGTCAAGGTCATACTCAACTTGGTTTGGAGCCAAGTAGATGGCGTCGATGTCGTCCTGCCACAGGTACGTCTTGGTGAAGAAGTCGCGCGCCGTCAAGGCCAAATAGGTCTTGACGCTGGCGTTTGGGCAGCCGGGCAGGTGCGGGGTAATCAGCGGAAGAAAATCGTCCCAGGTCTTGGCCATTATGCGACTCCAGACTGCGTAGCAGCTTCAGTTGTGCCCTTGACACCCAAGCTGTTCTGGAACGCCTGGTAGTGCGCGGTGGCTTTGGCGATACTAGAGGCCTCAGCTTCCTTGTTGTATGCACGGAAAAGCATGTAGTCCAGCAACGCGTTTGCGAAGCTGTCGTCAATGCGGATGACCTCGGTCGTCAGCACGTTCTGCAACTCTGCGGACGTCAGCGTGTGTGGCGCCGGCACCGACGAATAAATGATCTCGAGCTGCGCCCCAACTGCGGCTGGGGGGTAGACCAAAAACTCGCGAGGGAGCCGGGGATCGTATGCGTAGCGCTCAACCGTAACCGCGCCGGCAAGACCGTACCATGTACGGTCCATGTCGTCCAACGTGCTACGGGAAATTAGCTTGACAGAAGACTTGTCAGAGCTTGACGCCACGTTGCGCACAACCTCCATCAGCTGGGTCGCGTCAGCGAACGTCGTCGTAATCTTTTGCCGGGGGCCAACCACGCACGCAAACGTGCCCGTTTTGCTGTTGCTGTCGGGGCGGAAAATAACGGTCTCACGATAACCATCGTTGAGCCAATATTGCAGCTCCGCTGGTGTCCAGCGGGCCAAACCGTCATCGTTAAGGACTTTGGAGGCCCGTGCAATCAAATCAACTACTTTGACCGAAGCCATAGAGCCTCCTCAGAACTTACATGGGGCCGAGGTCAATCTCGGCAGCGTCAACAGGTGCTGATTCTACAGCAGCAGGCTTTGCTTTGCGAGGGGTTTTGGCGGCGGCCTCTTTGGACTCCACGTCGATGGTGTTGTCTTCGCGGTCGGCCAGGGCCTTACCAGCTTCAGTGAAAACCAACTCGGTGCCTTCAAAGACGCCGATCACAACGGATTGGCCGCCGACGGTGGCGCGCGCTTTGTTTGCTAGGATTTGGCCGCCTACACGGTCCATCAGTTCTTGAATTGTCATGCGTTACTCCAAAAGGTAGAAAGGGCCCCGAAGGGCCCTTTCATTGTGCCATCAATTAGGCGCTGACAACAGCACCCCAGTTTTCGCTGCCCAAGCTGATATAGGTACCAGACATGTTGGCAGCCAAAGCCTTGGCGGCGTTAGCAGAACCGCCGTTGATCGCGCCACCGGTAGCGGCGTACACGTTCAAAGAAGCAGCAGAAATGTTCACGATGTGAACGATGTCACCCACAGGGCGCTCAGCAGGCAACTTAACACCGTCGCTGGCGGTGCCAGTGGTGACGACGTTAACAGCGCCGGTCAGCGCAGTAGCGCCGGCTTGAGTTTGGGTGGTACCGGCGGTAGCAGTAGCGTAGCCGCCGATGGAACGAGCAAATTGAGTCGACATGGAATACTCCTAAAAATGGAAGAAAGAAAGGGCCCCCGAAGGGGCCCAGTTCATCAGCTGGCGGAACCAACCTGTGCAACGACCAGGGCTTCTGGCTTGACAGTCTTGCGACCGTACACAGCCAAACCGCGGACGATGTCGCCAAAGTCAGTCTGGTTACGCAGAGGCTCAGTCTTGTTCACGGTCATGGCGAAAGACA